GGCTCATGGTGTCAGGCATAGTAATTCTCCTTTAGTTGGGTCTCATTATAAGCCATGTAGAATATGCGAAGCAAAAAAAGAGAAGCCATGTAATTTCTACATAGCCTCTCCTTTTCGGGATCCTTCTCGGGATGAGTTGGTTCTATCTCGGCTTGAGCACGAAGCTCTGGGCCTTGGAAGTGATCACGTTCACGTACTCGTGACGGATTATCAGGATGATGCCGAGGATGTTGGTTGCTGAAAGAAGCGCTGTGTCAGGGCTGACACGAGTCGACCGATTGTCGTCGGCCATCTTGTGCAGCTTCTGCAAGCGCTCCATCAGGTTTCCATACTCCTCTGACGCCGGGTCCTGATGCATCATGTCTTCGAGCACGCGAGTAATCTGCTTCTCCAGCAGAGTCGGTGCCTTCCGATTTGTGAACATTAGTTCTCCTTCGTAGGGGTCTCATTATAGGCCATGTTTTGACTGCGAGGCACCCTACTCCTTACGAATATCGAATCGAACTTCTCTCTTCGTCTTCAGAACTTCAGGATCGTCGGCGAGTTCTAGAGTAAATAGCTCGCCCTCTTCTGTTTCTACAACCATAAGAACACCGCCTCGTATAACTTCTTTATTGTGTCTAGCCTGGGATAGGCTAAGAAGGACACCGAGAAAGAGATTGACAACAAATATAAAGCCAAGAGCCTTTTCTATGTTGGGTACTCCCCAGATCTGCGCATAGGCGAAATATGACACCCCCATAGCTGGAAGCAGAATCTGACCAAGAAACTTAAGCTGATCGTAACTCTTACCTGTGATCATGGTGGTCCTCCAAGGACAGTTAGGATGTTTACGATCACGATGATCACGGCGAGAGCTGCCCCAGCGACCCAGATCTGCCAAGGCTGCACAGCCTGTTTACGACGGTCTATAGCTGTCTCCGCTCCGACTCGCTTGTCCAGATCTCTCTCTGTTTTGTCTAGGCGCTTCTCAAGCGCAAATATCGCCGTCTCTGCTGCCTCTCGAGGCATTGTTTTGTTCCAATGCTCAGTCGACTCTTCACGGAATGCATTGTGCGCATCGAAACGCTTGTCAGTTGCATCCTCAGCCTTTTTGATTGCTTCCTTTGCAGCCTCATTAGCAGCATTAGCTTCACGTCTCGCCGAGGCGATCACATTATTGATTGTTTCAATCTGGTTATCAACATGTTCACGCATACGCTCTTGGCTCTCTCTGATAGACTCTCGCAAAGCCGATGCAAGAGCTTGGGCTGCCTTCTCACGCTCAACACCGGCTTCAGAGACAGCTATCCGAGACGAATCCGTAGTTGACTCTGACTCACGGCGTACACCGTCAATCAAAGCCAATAGGTGTTTCTCGGTATCTGCTCGTTCGTTCGCCTGCGTCTGGATGCGACGGTTCATCTGTTCTTGAAGATCGGATAAGCTGTTGTCAACCTTATCCTTAATATCATCATGCCGAGTTGTGAAGTGTTTGAAAAGGGCGTCGCCTGTCCAAGTACCTGACGGAGGTAGTGCACTCTTAGTCAAGTCATTGTCGTTCATTCCTCCCTCCTTTACTATTCGACGACAATGGTGGGATAAGCCTTTTCCCCAGTACTATCATGACTACGAATATACTCCGTGACTCGAGCAGGAGTCCGTGCGGCAGTTATAGCAGACTCGAAGTCAACAATATCCCCAAGCCAATAATCGACACCAAATATATAGTTATTGAGAGAGGTTATTTGTGCGTCTATAATATGAGCCTGCTTGTATTTTGCTAAATATCTCTGTGCAGTCTCAAACATATAGTTGTAACTAATACCACTAGAACCAAAATCATTAGGCGAAATAGTAGGATGTACGACTTTAGTTCGACGATGTAATCCTGGCGTAGATACTCCGTTACGGACTAACATTCCGTTAACGATCTCGAATCGATACATTCCTCCCGGGTTATGTACATATATAGTGTTTATCTCTTCCGCACTTGACTGAAGCTCTTTAACATCAGAAATCTCATCAAATGAGGGCGATAACCGTATTAGCTTGTTTGTACTTTGATTACTGGTTCGATTTTTACCTTTATATGTCTGAAATTTAAGAGAGTAAGCTCCATTATTATTTGCATACTCAAGGTATAGTGATATCCCAACTTTATGTGTTTCTGCAACTTCTTTTATAGCAGGATATATAGGCCCTAACTTAGCAGTAAGTTCTACCGGTGCGCCCGAATAGTCAATCGCGCCCAGTGAGAAATTGGGAATTCTTTCGTATATACTATCTAAACTATGAAATTTCCACGCATTAGGAAATTCTGGAATAATTAATGTAAATCTTTCAACTACAGCCGAAATAAAATTACCTGGTACCAATTGGTTACTTGTATAATCCTTAAGGATAGGCGAAGTGTTTGCCGCCATATTTTCTAAATGTGCTTCCCAGACATACCTTTGGCTTAGAAAATCGAGAAGGCTGTGGCCACTGATTTTAAGTAGACCATTTTCAATCAGCTGAGTCTCAATGCGCATTACCTCTTGAGATTCAGGAATACTCAAATATGTTCCTGGTTTAAGGGACTCAATATAAAACTTAGTAGGTACTAAAGTAAGTTGCACATCTCCGGCACTGGTATAGCGCTCAGTCCAAATAACTGATACAAAATTGTCAATAACATACACCGGCAAAAAATTATTGTTAAGGACATACAACTCCATTAGAGACCACCATATCGATTGTAAAACCGCATAGTCCAATTTCTCGGCGTTGTGTTAGTGGAGCCGTATCTAGTTACTTGCAATGTGTTTTCCCCCGGTTTGATCAGAGGCCAAACTGATCCTATTGTAGGATTAGTTATCTTGTTGTGTATCTGATTGATGATCAATCCATCTGATCTTCGGACATATTCGGTTTTCTTACCGCTCTTCACTGTCAAGACACGTAGATAGAAATCATTACTTGCGCCCACTAATTGTGTCTCAAATCTGTTCCAAATCATACCTGGTTGGGATGTTTGAAACGCTTCGTTTTGTACTCCAGGAGATGCAATAAGATCGAAATTCATCTCGAATCCGGTTTCTACCGTACCTTTATAATCTAATACCAAAGTAGCAGCTGGAATATCAACACCAGTATAGGTTACTCTGTCGATACCAACAAAATCCGGCTGAGGACAGAGTACTGAGATTTGAATCTCAGGATCTTGAGAGAATATGTTGGGCTCAAAAGTCTCAATAAATCCCTCAATCTCGACCGTCGGCATATCATCCGAATAAAACCGAAACTTACACCAAGCTTTAGGTAGGAAATATGTATACAACATACGACGTAGAGTCGACATTGTTTGATCGATCCAATTAGGATTCAATCCAAGTTTAAATACGAGGTTACGCATACCAAGTCTTGAGCTTTGAAACAACACACCATCTTGGTTGAAGGATGTGGTCGTAATTTCGGCTTTAACCGGTTCAAGTCCTGAAATATCCCGAATCTGTATCGGGTTATTATTGGGGTAGAACTCACCCAACAAAAGCGTGGGGATGCCGGAGCGTGGGCTAAGCACTTCTACTTTTGTAAGCATGTACCCCCTTTCTTATTCCCCGAGAAACACTAATACTAAAAATGCTCCCCGGGGAATTTTTCCGTGTTGTTTTATGAAACCAAACCAATTGCGCTCTTTACCTGAGAGAGCTGGTTGTGGGTCTTGCGGTAAATCTCAACATCCGACAACGCCTCAGGAGAGTAGTTGTTCTGCTCGAATTGGAATGTAGGCCCGGCTTGGGCAACTTCAACAGCTTTAGAAGTTTCGGATGCGGTCTTCTCTTGGGATATAGCAGAGGCCTGATTGAGAGAAGCCGCTGCCACAATAGGCCTCATGTCACTAATATACTTCAGCTTACCGGCCTCCTTATGGACGGCACTCAAATCCAATACTGGCGAGATAACCGGATCCAGATCCATAACACCATCCAGAATATCCCCTAGGTTACTCATCGTTATCTTAGCCATCTTGACCACTTTGTTACCAGAGGTCTCCATAGCTCGTTCAGAACCAGAACCTCCGTCAAATATTCCCTTCGTAAGGCCGGCCATCGTCTGATGACCGATCTTAGCCATCACGCTTGATGGCGAGCGAATCCCCAGAAGCTTTTTTACACCTCTCGGAATCTTAGCAATGATTTCTCCAAGCTTTCTAAATAACCCCGAAGCCTTATCCGACAAGCCAAAGGTCATACCACTGATGATTGCGCCAGCTAGGTTTGCACCAGCTCTACGCAATTCAGGTGCTCTATCCCTAATAACTCTAGCCATCCCGTTCATAAAGTCAATTACAGCTTTGGCGCCAACATCAACCAACTTAACTAGACCTTCGGCCATTGCCTTTATGACTTTGCCTACTGTCTCAACTGCCGTCTTTATAAGCTTAGGAACAGCCTGACCTATTCCCTCAATAAGCTTGATAATCATGGCAACGCCGGTTTTTATCATATCACTAAACCCGCCGACTATGCCCTTGATAAATGATGATAGAATCCCGAACCCAGCGCGAATTACCTTCTCACTATGTGAAGCAACTGCCTCAAGGAACTTGACCACTACCTTACTGACCGCACCTACTACCTTACCAATATTCTTGGCAATTCCTTCTAGGAACTTAACTAGGAACTTAGCACCAGCATCAACCAACTTAACAGTATGTTTTGTAAGTTCCTTAAGGAACCCAATGACAATATTAGATGCTGACGAGGTTACTTTCCCAATATTTTTAGACAGACCTGAAAGGAAAGCGACCAGCAGTGCAAAACCGGCTTCGACAATTTTAGGTCCATTCTGAATAACTGCCGTAGCAATTAGACCGATCAAGGTACCAATAGCTATCAATAACGCAGGAGCTGCCTTGACAAACACATCCACCATCGTAAATACGATCTTGGCTAGTGACTCTGTAACCTTCGGCGCAATCTCCGCTATCGCGGCAATGATATCAACCAATCCCTTGACGAAAGCAATAACCATCGTAGGGAGAGCCACAATAAATGCGGTCATAGAAGCGATCATAACGGCAATACCCTTAGCGCCCTCGGCTCCAATCACTTGGAGAGCCTTGGCAAATAGATAAAACGACGCCGCTGTTGCAACCATAAGCAAACCCAAAGGTGCCAAAGCCAAGCCCAAGGCGAGTAGCGGTGCGGAGGCAAAGGTCCCAGCAATTGCAAGGACACCTAATATAGCGGCTATTGCCGCCAGACCCTTGACTATGACACCGATTTTAAGACTACCAAGGAAACCAAGTACCGGGGCAATAACTGCCAAAGCCGTAGCCGCAGCCAATAGCGCCGCTGAACCAGCAAGAGTTCCGGCCATAAACTTCAGGCCAATCCCCAAGACCAATAGAACCGCTCCAAGAGCGGCAATACCCTTGACAATAGTGAGAATATCCAAACTACCCATTGCGCCGATGGCTCCTGCCAGACCAGTCATCGCTATTGAAACTAGAATCAATCCAGCAGCCTGGATAGCTAGGTTCGGTGGAATAAATAAGAGTGCCGATCCTAGAATAACCAAAGAAGCTCCGATACCAACAAGACCCTTGCCCATAGTAAAGAGGTCTATAGATCCGAACACTAGAACTGCTGCAGCGAGAAGATTCAAAGCAATAGCTACACCAGTTAGGCCTACTCCAATTCTTATCAACGCCTGAGGAGGTATGAATATAATCGCGGAACCGACAGCAACAAGAGCTACGGCCATACCCCCAATACCCTTCCCCATCTCTTCCCAAGACAAGGTTCCAAGCTGCCGAACAGCGAGTGCTAGAAGATTCATTCCTATAGCCATTGGGATAAGTGCCAAGCCTATAGCCATAAGACGCGGGGCCGTGAGGAACTGAGTTCCAAGGCCAACCGCGACCAAAGCACCGCCCACACCAAGTAAACCCTTGGCCAAACTCTCCCAAGAGAGCGTTGAGAATATAGCCACAGCCCCCGCAAGGATGGTTACAGCCACAGCCAAAGCAATTAGGCCAGTCGCCATGATAGGCAATGTAATAAATGCGCCGGTCCCGGCGATCTTTGATAGAAGAGCCATTGCGCCAAGCAACTGGGAAAGACCTACTGCGATTGCGGACATTGCCTTAGCAAGATCTTCGGATTTGATCATAGATAGCGCAATAACACCGGCAGCCAGAACACCAATCGCCATAGCGATCTTCATAAGAGTATCGACTTTCAAATTCTGCTGCATAGCCATCAAGTTACCGGTTAGAACTTTGAACGTATCGGTGATAGAGGAGAAAACACCTCCACTAATGTCTAAGGAAGCTCCGCCCAATGCCTTCTTGATAGCCATAACCAGAGACGCGAGAAGACCAGTCTGAATCGCTTGAAAGGTTCTATCGTAATTTTGATCAGAGAAGGCATCGGCTAGGATATTACCAAAAGATTTAAAGGCCTCCCCAATCTTACCGATCCATGGTTTGACAATATTTACCATCCCATCCCAAGCCTTACCAAGGCTCTCTAGAGCTTTACTAGACGGTTTGAGATTGTCCGAAAGACCACTTATCGACTTACTGAACCGGTCGGTTCTACTAACAACTCCCCCACCAAACAATCCAAATATAGCCTCAGAAAGAGCCCCAAGAAGCCGAATTGGCGCCTTGAGTATCTTAGTTAGACCATCGAAGAAAGCTGTAAGAAGTCCACCCTCTGTAAGAGCCTTATCGACTGAGACTAGGAAGTCGCCAATGCTTCCTGTGAAAGTCAGGATACCGCCAGAGCTTTTTCCAGCAACTCCTAGAAGATTTGCGAACATCTTAATGATCTTACCAATAATAACAACACCGATATGAAATATAGCAAAGAGTCCCGCAAATGTCCTTTTTAGAAGTTCAGCCTTCTCTGGTCCAACTTTAAGTGTGGCAGTGAAATCCTTAAAACCCTTAGTGAAACTAGCCAATTCTTCGCCGCTCTTCTTCGGGAATATCTCCCGGAAAGCCTTCCCAACAGGCTTCAATACGGCTAGCAGTGCGACAAAGACATTCTTAACGCCGTCGATCATGCCGGGAAGAGCCTTAGTCAGTCTGTCAAAATTGAGTGACTCTAGAAATTTAACTGCTTGATTCGATCCGTTTTCGGTAAACTTGGCAAAGGCCTCGATAGCAGGCTCGAGCGCTTCGGCGAAATTATCAATAACGTCAGTAAGAGCGTTAAATATCTTTCGCATAGCTTCAAGCCGAGGTACTTGGATAGCTGCGCCCAAACGAGAAAGTGCCGCTTTCACATTCGCAAGCGAGCCCGTATAAGTTTCGTTAGCCTTTGTTGCGTGCTCGCCGAAGGCCCCGTCCATATATTCAGCAAATTGCTTGAAACTGATTTCGCCATCTCTAACCATTTGGCGAACTTCATTTTCACTCTTACCCATCTGTTTAGCAAGCTGGGCGGCCACGTTGACGCCACGAGTTGCAAACTGCTGCATTCGCATTGTCGAGAGTTTACCCTCACCAGCAACAGTAGTGAAA